ATTCTAAAAAGACACTTTAAACCAGGAACAGAGCTTTATAAGGAATTTAGATTGATAAATTCTCTTGTGAAGACCACGGTTAGTTCAGATTCAGTTGCTGGATCTATTTTGAGGGAAGCAAAGGGCGCGGCGAGAAATTATGATTCCGATGAACTAGATCGTGAAAAATCAATATTGATAAAGCACATAAATTATACTTTGGGCGGCGATGATTTTTATGATCAACAAATTAATGAATATAAAATTTATGCGACTGTTCAAACGTTGTTGAATGATTGGCGCAGTAAAAGTGTTGATATTGGACGTGTTGCGTCATATGAAGATCAGCTCGTTAGATGGTTGACAACAAAAAAAGATCAACCAGAGGATCACGTAATTTCTGAGGATAATGCAGGTACTTCTAGGCTACTAATGAAAATAATGACCAAGAAGTTGAATGAGAAATATTCCGGATTGCTCAATGAAGATCAAAGGGCACTTGTAAAATCTTATGTTTTTTCTACCGCTAGTGACGATCCTGAAATTATTAGAAAAAAATTGGCAGAGATTAAGAGTGTATTGTTGGAAAGAATTGAACAGTACTTTGGTTCTCGTGACAATAATGGTTATACAAATGAAAAATTGTTTACAGTGAAAGAAAGACTATTGTCAGAATCTCTTGAAACTGTGAATGATGACACTGTAACCAGGTTCATGTTGTACACTAAACTCAATTCGGAACTTATTAGCGAGGAATTATTCAATGAACGAACCCAGACTTCTTAATACTTACGATGTATTTGAATATGAAACTGTGACTGAAGTTGTCAAACCCGCAGTTGTCACTGAAGATGCTAGAGGAAATAAAACTGAAGTACCCGCAGTAAAAAAAATTATGATGAAGGGTATATTGCAAAAGGCAGATACCTTGAATCAAAACGGTAGAATTTATCCTCTAAACATTCTAGAGAGGGAGATAAGAAATTATCAAAAGTTTATTATTGAGAATAGAGCATTGGGTGAACTAGATCATCCTGATTCATCTGTAGTGAACTTGAAGAACGTTTCTCACATAATTAGAGAGGCGTATCTACAAAAGGGTGTTGTATACGGTACTGTGGAAATTTTGGACACTCCGTCTGGTAAAATTTTGCAATCGTTGGTTGAGTCTGGTGTTAAGTTGGGAATATCTTCACGTGGTGTTGGATCAACAAAAAAGCAAGGCGACTATCACATGGTTCAAGATGATTTTCAACTGATATGTTGGGATTATGTTTCTGAACCCAGCACACCTGGCGCTTTTATGATTCCTGAAGGCAGAAGAATTAATGAATCTGAATTGAAGAAAATTTTTAATAAAAGCGATAGAATTGATCGTGTGTTGAATGACATTCTAGCGTACAAAGTATAAATTACTATTATGACAAGACAACAACTAAAATCAATAGTCAAGGAGTGTTTGCTGGAAATACTACAGGAAGGTTTGGGTCGAGGATCAGTTGGTTTTGATATGCCCATTAAGCAAAAAGTTGAACAACAACATCCTTCGATGCGTAATACGATGAATCAACCTGTGATGTCGCCTCAAAAGAAAAAAATTAGTCCTCTTGACATGCCTGCCGCATCATATGGTCAAAAAAGACCCTCACAGGCAATGTCTCAAATCATAAAGACTGAGGCGCGTGGAAATCCAATTATGGCAGACATTTTGGCTGACACTGCTATGACTACCTTGCCTAATATGTTGTCAGGTGGTGATTCATCTTCTTTGACAGAAGGAAGCGTAAAACATTCCATAAGTCAACAGGAACAATTTACAGGAACACCAGAACAAGTTTTTGGTGTTGACACTGCGTCTCGTTGGGCCAATCTAGCATTTATGGATGCTCCCAATAAGAAATTGACGTAAATTTGTGTCGTTATAACATATTTAGGTAAGCATTTATTAGAAAGGATGCAGTTATGAAATTGACTTCAAGCATGTTGAGAAGAATCATCGCCGAAGAGGCAGCAAAATTTGGCCAAATGCGCAGCACCGAAGACGCAGCAGGTGACGTTGAAGAGGTTGACGCTGATGAGTATGCTGATGCTCTTGAGAAAAAGATAGACTATTGCAAGGCTCTAAAGATTGAAGAGGGACGCCTTCGCAAAAGACTAAATAGAATCGCCGAGACCAGGGGCAGGGTTTTGAGATCGATCGCAAAGTCGACATTATAAGGAGAGAATCATGCCAGGAAAAGGTATATACACAGAATACGTGCCGACAACTCCGATTAGAAAAGAGAAAGCTCAAAATCTACAAAAACTATTTCCTGGCGGGGATCCGGGCAAAGTAGGATCCACTCCACCTTTTTATGGCAAAGATCAGGCAGGTGCCGCAAAGGAAAGTGCAGATTTTGGAAATACATTCATATATGGATTGGATGATAAAGGTAATAGCATTGGTAAATTGAAGGGAGATGCACAGCATTTTCCTGATGGTTTTTCACCCGACTATTCTGGAAACGGAGCAAATGTTCAAGTTCCAGATAAGTGGTCTGAAAGCAAGGATGCCGGTGCAGGAGTTTGGGCACAATCAGGTGACCCAGCGAATCCTTTTGTTCCTGATCTAACATCACCCGCGGGTGGTCCTGGTGCTGCAGGAGATGGTACGCTTGATGTTACACCTAACGCAAACGTTAGTCCATTGGGCAAATCGGATCCTGAAATATCAGCGGCTTCAGTAAAGCCTCTTCTTGATGTTAAGGCTAGCGATAATACTAAGAACCCTGCAATTGAGAGCAAGAATATACACTCCAACAGCAAATTGGGCGGTGATATGAAGCTCGGTTCAAGCTACCCAAATAACAACACCTTCTTATAGGAAATTAATATGTCAAAGGAACTTTACGTAGAGGCACTAGCGGATGCTAAAAAATTGAAGGAAATTGCCGAAGACAACGCCAAACGTGCGCTTGTTGAAGCAGTTGCACCCAGAATTAAAGAACTCATTGAAAAAGAATTGTTGAGCGAAAGCTCAGAGATGGAAGAAATTGCTGGCGAACCAGGTGGAACAGAACTGTCTGACGATATATTGACAGATGCTGGACATGTTGGTGAGCCTGTTGATTCACCCATGTTTGGCAGCGATGACGAAGAAGATGAGTATGGAATTGACGCAGACTCAATAGACGCTCTTAACCCCTTGATGAACTTTCAAGATTCAAGTGACCTAACATATCTAGAATCTAAAATGTTTAGATTGGGAGAGGGATTGGAGAAATTCAAGAAAGCCGGAAATCTTTTGAAGTCTACGGGAGCCTATAAGAATAAAATTCAAGAAATGATTTCAAATGTAGAGAATATGTATTCCTATGTGCAGGAATCATCGATGGATCCTGTTAAGAAATCAGATTATGAATTGAAACTAGAATCTTACTTTCAAACTCTAAAAAAGCTCCAGGAACAAAATATGTCTAGAAGAAAATATATTAATGAGGCTGATATAACTCTAAAGCTAACCGGTCTACCCGATGACGTGTTTAGCGATGAAGAAATTCTGAACAGCATTGGTGTAGATGTAATCACCGGTGGCGAAGGCGGTGAGGAGCCCGCTGAGGAAGAGGGCGAAGAGGAAGAGGGTCTTGGTGAGGAACCATCTGCTGAAGAAGGTGGTGAGGAAGAAGGTGGTGAAGAGGAGCCCGCTGAGGAGGAAGGTGCCGAGGAAGAGCAGGCCCAACAGACTGAGTCGCGTCGTCTTAGCGACAATGTGATCGTTGAGATCGACGAAGGTATGCTCCGTCGAGAGATTTCACGCATGCGTGCTCTCCGTGAAGAGGCCGTTCCTTCAACCAAGGGCGCAGGCCCAGGTAAGGCTGTTGATGCATTCGGTGGTGGCGATGACGAGGGAGATGCTTGGCTCGACGCTGAACTCACCCTTGAGGCAGAAGAGATGGACGAGATGGATGAGCCTAAGAAGCATCAGGCATACGGAAAGAATCAAGCCTACGAGGCAGATGATCTTGGCGAGATGGATGAGGCCGATGAAGATCTCGATGAGATGGATGAAGCTGAGCATGTTGATCAGGTTGGTGATCGCCGCACCCGTGATGATTTCGGAGGCAGTGCAACTTCAGTTCCATCGAAGGACAAGAACAATCCAGCTCACCGCCATCAAGAAGCTCTTCGCCGTGAACTAAATCTTCAAACTGAAGCCAAGAAGAAGGCTTCAGCTGCAAAGGCAAAGAAAGAGGCCGCCGCCGTAAAGAAGAAGGCAGCAAAAACAAAGAAAGAAGCCGCTGCTTGCGCCAAGACAGAGAAGCAGATGAAAGAGGCTTACGACTTCTATGTTGAGAAGTTCCATGAGTCTGTTCGTCGTGCAAACCAAATCAAGAACAAGCTCAATGAGTCTGTTCGCAATGAACGCACCAATAATGGTGGTTCTTCCCGGTCAGCGGGTGAGACCGCAAATCTCCGCAATAAGTTGGCAGAAACGAATCTGTTCAACGCGAAGCTGATCTACACGAACAAGTTGCTACAAAACGACTCGCTAAGTAAGAGACAAAAGGCGAGCGTGATTGAGCGTCTTGATGAGGCTCGTAGCCTACGTGAAGTAAAGCTCATCTATGAGTCACTCGCCAAGACATTGGCAGGTAACTCGCGTCCGCTGAGCGAGTCCGCTGACCGCAAGGTTCTCGGATCGGCGTCTCGGCCAACACGACCTGCATCAACTTCTCTCAATGAGGGCGTTGAGACAGACAGGTGGGCGAAGCTCGCCGGCATCACCAAGTGATGCAACGAATAATGATTGAACAACTTATATTACACAAGGAAAAGAAACGGAGAATATGACATGAAGTTTACATTGAATCAACTAGCACAAGGTATCCGTGAGAAGCACATCGGTGCCGAGCGCGCTCGTCTCGTCGAGAAGTGGAGCCGCACCGGCCTCCTCCGCGGCCTCGATGGCAATCGCAGAGAGACCATGTCGCAGCTCCTGGAGAACCAGGCTGCACAAGTTCTAAAGGAGAGCAACGCTCTCTCGACTGGTGGCGGTGCAGTCGCTTCGTCGGGTCAAGTGCAAGGTTTCAGCAACATCGCCTTCCCGATCGTCCGCAGGGTGTTCGGCGGCCTCGTTGCCAACGAGCTCGTCTCGATCCAACCCATGAGCCTACCAAGCGGCCTCATCTTCTATCTTGATTATACCTACGGCAGCACCGTTGGTCAACCCGCTGGTGACACCAACTCGACCTACACACGTGGCCAATCAATCTACAATAATCCAGCCGGTAAGGGCGTGCAATCAGGCTCACTCGCGACAGGCGGTATGTATGATCTCGTCAACACCGGTTACTCGAAGGTCACCGGATCGCTAACAGGCTACTCAATCTCGGCAAACGGAGAGCTCGGTATCTGGGCCGGTTCGGATGGTCTAGGCAGCTTCTACAGCGGCATGCTCTCAGGATCGACTGACTTCAGCGGCAGCAACGCTCGCCTCCTGGACTTCGATCCACAAGTTGAGACCGCACTGCAAACCAACGCCTTGGACGTAGCATTCCTATACGTTCCAACCTCGGCATTTACCACGGCAAATGCCGCAGTTGACTTGCTTGCCGTTGATCAGATCGCGTTGTTTGCCGGTGTTACCAGCGCCACCGCCTGGGGCGAGACCTACCAAGGTGGTACGGGCGTCCTCAACCTCCGCCGCCTCAACAAGCGCGGTAACTGGTCGTCGACAGGCTTCACCGTTGACGCACTCAACGGAACCCACGTGCAGCTCGTCCTCAAGGGCGCCAACGCTGCCCAACTAGTGAAGACCACTGGTGGTAAGTTCTCGTTCGCTCTCAAGGCTGGTCTCTCAGTCGATAGCACCTCGGGCGCAACCCTCACGGTTCCATCGTTCGAGTCTGACTTCGGCACGACCCCCTCACCCGCGATCCCAGAGATCGACATCAAGATCGAGTCAATCGCGATCACAGCGACAACCCGCAAGCTCCGCGCTCGCTGGTCGCCTGAGCTCGCACAAGACCTCAATGCGTACCACTCGATGGACGCTGAGGTTGAGCTAACCTCGATCCTCTCGGAGCAAATTGCTCTCGAGATCGATCGCGAGATTCTCAACGACCTCGTGTCGCAAGCTAACGGTGCCAACTATTACTGGTCACGTGCTCCTGGCAAGTTCGTCAACAAGACCACAGGTCAGGCAGTCACGCTCGCCTCGT